CGCACTACCGCATACAACTACCGCACAATGAAGGACGCAACGCTTTCCTGTGGGTACGGTATAAAGCGTTGTAGCCCCTGTGCTTTGCACGTTCAAAGTAGTCGTTGACAACAAAGATATTGATTTTCCCTTTAGGTCTGCCAATTCAAATCTCCTTAAAAATAAAGTTGTTTATACTTTTCCAGAACCATATCTGGCGTTATTCCATTTTGAAGCGCCGGTCGTATTTACTTCTGTGCCGCATACCGTTCTTGCCTTTGCTGTGGCGTAGGAAAGTTCTCTGCCTATCTCTTCAACAAGAGACGGGCTTTTCGTGCCTGCGAGAGGAGCTATAAGTTTTTTTGCGAGCGTCAAGATAAGCACTTCCGTAAACAGCGGGTCAAAATCATCTGGGTCTGTAACTTTTTTCACATACCTGATTTCCGCTTCATTATCGTTTGACAACAGGTATCCACCTTCTACGGTACATCTTTCGGTCGGCTCTGAATCATCTGTTATTGTATAATTGCCCGTAAGACGAATATAATCCTCCGGCAGCAGATATTTGTAATCCCATTCAAAAGCGGGAGTCGAATCGGCGACATCAGGATAGCCCGTTCCGCATTGAACATCGTTTCCCGTATCGTACCAAAGCACAGTTTCATCTTCGTATTCGAGAGGTATCCCCTCCCAAGCAACAACTTCTACATCACCATCCGTTAAAAATTCGGCATCGTCGAAGTCATCGGACAAATATGCAATTTCATATTCCACATCGCTTGTTGCCGAAATTATCGTAGCGGTTGCATAAGATGTCATTCCCGTTATGGTTGCTCCCGCCGACCAAGCGGAAACGGGAGAGCTGTCAAGGGTGAGGGTTTGAACAATATCAAGTTCCGCCCTTGCCCTTGCGAAAGGCCAGTTATAAGAACGCAAAAGAGAGTCTCTCGTCTGCTCATATATATTCGAGCATTTTATGCCTTCTATGTCGGTTGCCTGTGTTGCGTATGTAAAATTCTTGCTGGCGATTCGGTCAAGCGCCTGATTGCAGATAACTATTTCATCCGATGATAATGTCATAATTAAAATCCCCAAATTTCAGAAACGACCGGATGCGGATAGTCGGAACATTCCGTGCCGTACCCACCGTTGTATAAAAATGTTATTTCTTCCTGCGTTATCGCCCTGTTGAAAATGCGGAAATCGTCAACAGCCATTTTAGAATAAATATCTTCTTGACCATTAACTACGCCGATATATGGATTTAATTCCACTGCATAAGGAGACATATCCGAAATTGCGGCTCCGCCTATTCGCGTTACATCTATGTTATCAAAACAAATTTTACAGGCTGTGGATTCTGCAAAAACAACAACAAGATGATGCCAGCCTTGCGCACCATCTGGCATTATGTTGTCGTTAGATATAAGTGTTTTGCCTGCACTTCCATTATAATACCAACCAGCAATGGCACATTTTCCTCCGGATGTATAATGCCAAATTTCTACACCGTTAAAAGAACCATCAAGACAACCTAAAAATATATTCTCCTCATTTGCTGCTGGCATACCATCGTCCGGCTTAATCCAGCAACTTACAGTAAAATCTGACTGAAAAGTTGAAGCAAAAGTATCGTTAAGGTCTATGTAATCATTATCGGCAAAAGTTAAAGCCCCGCCGACCTTGCCTGTGGTATGCAGAACAGAGGTATTCTGCTGCGCAGTTCCGTTGTAGCCATTGCCGGAAGAATCGACAACCGTTGTAGATGCGGCGTTGTCGTTCATTCGATAATGCAGAACCATACTGTCTTTTAATGATGCCGTCATTTACTGCCTGTATAAAATCTGAACTATGTCCCCTGCCGTTCCGAAAAAATGCAGAGATTGCACATCTTCAATCGGCATAGGTATCGGCGTTGTTGAAGAAAGTTTCCATCCTGTTGCTGCGGCTGCGGCAGTTCCTATGTTCATATACGCCTGCGTTCCCGATATTTGTTGAACAAGACAGCTTACGCAGGGAACGGACGAACTATGTACCGTATCCGCCGCAGGGTCAGGAATGGTTATAATAACCACCCCGCCCGTTGCGCTGTTCTGCGTCAGGTCTTTACTGTGGAAACCCATATCGTTTTAGCCATTTATGTGGCGGTTTTGCCCCACACCAATACCATTGTTGGACAAGCCGCACTCGCATCTATCGTTAAAGCCGAACTTACTGCAATTTTAAGAACGTGGTCAGGGCCGAAATCAAATATCGCACCGCCGCCAGCATCGGGCAAGGGTATAGGGCCAAGATAAGCCGTTGTTACGGCATCACTTGTTTCGCCTGCCCCGATAGTAAAAGTTATATCCGTTACCGACTGGGCAAGTATCTGTATTTTCCTGATGTAATGGCTCTTTCCTGTAACGGCAGCTTTTAACTCTTCACAACCTGACAGGTCTGCCGAATAAACCGATACAAACCACCAGTCACCCTCAAGGCGGTCTCTAACAACAGCCGCACTATTAACTGTAATTGCCATAATCAAACTCCTTTAGCCGTAATGTTGTTCTGGGTAATGAGACTGGTTACAAACCGCCTGTGAAGGTGTAGTACAGGAAACGCCTGCACCATCAGCCCATCCTGCGCCGGTGCTGTCCCGTTTCGGGAAATCTTGGTCTGCACCGTAAGAAAGTGGGTCTGACGATGATAAGGTTGCATCTGTGGTGTTTACTGTAACATACGCCTTCAACATAGCATCCAAATCAGCGTGTGTCATACCAGCCTCTATCGACTTAAACGGATTGCGCTTCAAATAATACACAAAGCCGTATAAAGTTTGGTCTGCTGTTGCTGCCATTTTTTGTTCTCCTAATCATCAATTAAATTTCCATTTTCGTCCCTCGGCCAAACATTCAATCTTTCTTTGCCGAAGGGAACTGTCGTCATAATTTTGGTGCGACAAGGTGGTTCGCCATATCTTGTGGTATATCCCGCTTTCGCAGTTCTGGAATTGACTTCATCACGCAAGTCTTTTTCATTTACAAAAGGTGATACTATTTCTCCGTTATCACCTTTGGCTCTTTTGAGAATTTCCATAAAAATCTCTTTAAAAAAGACGCTTGATATTTTTTCTTGCCGCAATTTTTGCAAACAGTATATTTAATTTTGCCGTCCTCACGGGGGAAGACCATATAAGAACCACATCTTGAACAGGGAGGATTCGGAGCCGAAATCATTTTTGCTTTTCCTTTTTCTGGCTTTCTGATTTTTTCGCCTTTTCTGCCTGCTTTTGAGCCTCAGTGTCCAAAGCATCAAGCTCTTCTTTTGTCATTGGTTTTCCGGTTTCATAATTAACTCTTGTCATTTTATTCTCCTTTAAAAAGGAAAAGGGGGAGAAATCCCCCTTTTCTATCAGATACTAATTTGCAACATAATAAACGGGACGCAGGCATTTCCGGCATCAACAATAAAACCGCAATGCTGGCACTGGTCAGTTGTAGCGTGAGTTGCATCGTGCAAATAAACTGCACCTTCTCCGTAACCTGTAACTAACTGATAATCCAGAGAACCTGGCCCTATTGTCATACCTGGCTCAACATTGCAAAGTCCCCAAGTCTGTTGCCAGAAATTTTCACCTGATACAACTCTTGTGCAGGGAAGTCCCGAACAAGAGCCGTATGTTTGAACACCGGCAATATATCTATACGGGTTCGGACAAACTTCAATCGCCGTGCTTGCTGCTGTTATTGCGGTTGCCAAAGGCCCGTCCAGATACATATTCAACGTTGAAGACGAACAATACTCATTGCCCAAAATCATTCTTTGTTGGGTATAAGTATAATCGCTGCCATAAAGCAGAACCATACCTCCCGCAAGGACATCCTCGGCAAACGACTGCGATGAAATACTTACCTGTGTATCTCCGACAGATTGAGAGGCAGCTACTGTGGTGTAAGCAACTCCATAAGTAGCAACAGATGCCGAAAAATAAGCAAGGCGACCGCCTCCGCGTGTTCCTGCTGCTTTGGAATACTTGAACACGCGCCCGTCCCAGGTAAGTTTCCTTGTGCCGTAAATGAATCTCTGGGTTGTTTCGGCTGTATATAAACCCAGATAAGGCACATCAGCGCTGTCCCCAGATAAATCCTGCGGCGATGCCTGCCAGCTAAGCGGAGCGTTTGGATATGTAAAAATCTTACTCATTTGATTTCTCCTTTCTTACACCGTATCCAGAAGAATCTGGACAACCGCAGGCCCTTCCACTCGTGTAGCGCCAATAGAAAGTGTGGAATATACTTGTATGGCGTTTCGCAAATCGTTGCGAACACTGATGTCAACATTCGGTTCCTGCGCAACGGCAAGAACTATTGCGTCCTGTGCGAAGGCGAAAGACCTCGTTGCTCCCGTATCCGTATCATCGGCGGGCAGTCTCGTACTCTTTATGAACTTAAAGCCCATAAACGTATCAATCGCTCCCTGCGCCAGCGCCTTAACAGTATTGTAATCGGAGCTTTTAACTTCTGTCGTGTTAAGAAGCTGGTTAATGTTATACGGATTTGTCAAGAAATAACGCTGTCTCTCTTCGTCGATTTCAGCATCGTCGAGAAGTTGCTTGCAGGTAAGCAATTTTGCAATAGTCAAAGGCGTTTCTGTGCTGTTGCTAAAATCGCTGCCAGCCGTAACTATCGTTCCATCGCTTGCAACAAGACGGCACTCATCAACATCATAGAAGTTAATCGAAGTGCCTCCCGTATGCCCGCCGTAAGCAGTTCCATAGAGCGCGGCGATAATTACATCATCTATCGCCCTGTTCAAGCTGAACGTCTGATTCTGCGCATATACGGATTGCGGGTCTATCAGAAGTTTCAGTTTGTCAGGCTTGTCGATGAGGTCTGCCGGAACATCGTAGTCCGCCATCGTCAGTTTTCGCCTGCTGTGGTCTGCGTCTGAAATCGGGGTTTCGCCGTGTCGGGTCGTATTACGAACCGCATCTTTCGGCCCTATACGCTCGACATACATTGTGTCGCCGGTAACATCTTCCATACGGCAACACCCACGCAATTTCGGCTGCTTCTGCTGACTTAAAAGCAGTATGTTGGCCTTGAACTGGTCAACAAATGAAACCGGAATCTGTAAACTCATTTTGATAACCTTTCAAATCAAAGTTGATTTTCTTGCGGGGTTATCTGCGAAACAATCGCAGGCCCAATTAAATCTTTTTTGGGCCTCTTATGAGGTTGTCCGGTTCTTACACTTGTTCAGGGAGTCATTTTACCGACTTATCCCTTTGCTGCCTGTCTCCTTCTTGCCTGTTCCGCAAAGAGATTTTGAACTTGCTGAACAACCGACTTATGTTCAGGATGATTCCTGTCCGTATAAGGCTTGCTGTTCATAAGTTCTTTAATTTTCTCATCTGTGGCGGCACTCGGAGTTTCAATATCTGTTATTATTCTGTGTTCGATGAACTTTTTGGCTACTTTTCCAAGAAACAAAGCAAATCTCGGATTGTTGCCGTATTCGGCCAAAAGATAATCCATTTCCTCGCCAGGTTCGGCGTTTTCACTTACCATACGGTTTACAAGGTGCAGGTTCTCGTCGTATGCAGCGCCCCATTTCTGGCGAAGGGCATTTTCGGCATCGACCTTTTCCTGCGCCTCATAATCATCCAGCGCCTTGTTTTGAGCTATAATTCTGTTTCGCTCAAATTCCCATATTTTATCGACTTGTTTTTGATTCAAGCCGATTCCGTAAAACAGTTTTTTTGCCGTTCCGATAAGTTCTTCATCTACAAAATCCTTCAATTCCGGCTCTACTTCGATTTTGTAATCTGCCTCTGTTTTCGGTCTGCCGATAGCCTCATAAAAAGCGTCCCATTCGGACTGTCCTGACGCTTCGGACGGCAAAAGCACACCTTTTCTTCCGACAAGTTTTGCCTGATGTCCGAGAGTTTTAAAGGCGTTTGGAATATCTTTTATAACGTCATAAATCTTTTCACCCCTCAAATCCTCTGGCAGAAATTTGCTTCGCCAGCCTTCTTTAAGTTTGCCTTCATCATCTATAAAATCTGCATACTTTGCTGGCGGCGCTGTCGTTGCCGTTGTATCGGGGGCGGTAATTGTCGTGGTCGTTTGACCGTCGATTACTGTTTGTCCTGTATCATCTGGCATATTATTCTCCTATACAAGTTTTCTTGCCCGTATAATATCACCGTTTATTATGTCGGCTTCTTCAAGGCCGCGACATAAGTGAAAAAGTTTTTTTGTGGGCGGTTCGTTTGGTTCGGCAGGGATTTTAGCAAACGGCCTCAATGCCTCTTTCAATTCATTGATTTGTTCGCGCAGCCCGTTTTCCACAGATTTGTCTCTTGGCTGTTCCTGCATTTCTTCTTTCGGCAAATCAGAAATTTTTAATTCAGGATTTTTTGGCGGTCGTCCAACTCTTTTCGGGGCTGTTAAATCCTGCACAGTTGTCCCTTGCTCATCCATAAATTTATTCTCCTTTCTTTAAAATGTTGTCGTTGTGAACTGCCGATTCCTGTTTTTTTTCATCAAAATCTTTTTCTGTTTTTTTGAGTATGTGAATTATAACTGAACGCCTGCCTTCGTTGCGCATAACTTCATAAATGTCTATATGGCCATCATCACCTCTCGGCACAACGGACAAATCGAACTGGAAAATCCTGCGAAGGTCGGCAAGGACTCTTTTACCCCTGTCGTTATCGAAGGTTTCCTTGTAATCAATTATCAACTGTCTTTCTTCGTCGGTCATTTTCCGGCCATCCACTTTCTTCTGTAAGCACGGCCAGCTTCGGTTGTTGAGCCGCCGAGACGATTATATTCATCTATCTCATCCTGTGTCGGCAAAACTTCGCTTGCCTTTTTCCTCTTTTGCGGGACTTTGTAATGACTTCCCAAAATCGCCATTTTTATCAATCGGTTCAATCTTTTCAATCGGCTCGTTCTTTTTGTTTCCGTTTTACCCCGAAGCCCGACTGCGCGTTCTGCAACAACAGAACCTTGTCCCCTGTTATAAGCCTCTTCTACTGGGTCAATATAGTTAGGCATTATTTTTTCCTCTTTCTTCTTGCAAACTTGGCTTTTGCCGTATCCCAATAAGCCTTGCCCGCAACCTTTTCAGGATTAGTTGCGCCTTCCGCAGCCGCTTTAGCTTTTATGCCTTCAAAAGTTTCAGGCTTCATAATAGCCCCTCTTTTTTGCCGTTTGCGCCATTTAAGTAATTTTTTGTTTACCTTTGCCATTACCTTCTCCCTGTTGGTCGCCAGCCGTGCTTCCACGCCTGAGCAAACCTTTCAAATCTGTCTCTCGCCCCTTTAGAGCGAAAGTGTCTGATTTTGCCGCTTGACATTTTTAGTCCCGTTTCTCCGACTTTCATACTTCTGCTCCCATCAATTCCGCTGCGGGACTGCCTTCTTCGGGCTTTCCACTTGTTTTCTTAAACGCATCACCAGCAACCTGTGCAGCCTGTAAAATCTGCTGCTGCTGCAACTGCTGTTGCCTTGCCTGTCTTGCGGCAGCAATTTCTTCGGGTGTTGATAAATGCTCTGCCTTTATGCCGTAAGTAATTCCAATATCAGGCAAAGCTCTGTCCATATTGATAACATCTTTCGCACCTGGGAAAACAGGGTCAAGAGCAATCAATGTTTGTGCGAACTGACTGAACGCTCTTGCTTGGAAATCTCTCATTGCCATAGCAAGTTCTCCCTGATATTCTATACCAAAAGACTGTCCCCTCAATTCTGGCGGCGGATACGGAATCCTGCCGTTTCTTATCAGCAACAAAACCGTTCTTGTTATGCAGGGAGTAAACAGTTCCGATTCCATTCTCGTTACGGGGCTGACAAGGCGGCGTAATCCTTCCTTTAATCTCGCTTCTATTTCAAGAGTTACCCGCCTGTCGCCCTTTAATTGCCCGAACTGTCTCCATATATCGTTGTAAAACCCCTCCTTGACAAGTTGCTGCTGGAACTCGAACATTTCCTTTGTGATTGGGAAATTGCCCGCTATCTGATTTTGAAGCCCCTTGATTGAGTTTAATTCCATAACGTGATTTATAGCGCCTGGACTTGTGTTTATTTCCCCCTCGATGTTGTTGGTAATAACTTCTAACGCAGGATTGTTCCATCGGTTTCCGCACTCGACAAAATCCTGGTGCATTTGTTGAAGTTCTTTTACCGCTGAAAGAAGCGTTGTGCCTCTTCCCCTGCCGTATTTTTCGCAGGACGATTTTTCCCATCTCGGAACGGCAAACGGCAATTCTTCAAATCCACCTTCCTCTACAATGATTTTTTCTTTTGTGTTCACATACAGGGATTCAAAAGGCATATTGAGATTGTTGACAAACATTTCGTTTCTGTCTATCCTCGGCCTTACTATGTGTATGAACGGGAAAACCTTGCTTTCGGTTTTTGTGTCCCCTGCTGACTTTTCAATATCCCCACCAGGCTTTTCAAACTCATCTGTTGCCTGACGTGCTGTAAGATTATAGCTCAAAATGACGGTATCGACCCTTCCCTTTGAATCCTGTTTTATTGTGTAAGTGGAAATGTGATGGTCTTTATAATTGATTGAAAGTGTTTTGTTGTTCCATTCGGAGTATAGATTGCCCGTGCCGAAAGCACACAGCGCCTTGACTGTATCGTGAAGTTGGAGCATAAAGTTGCTCTCAAACATTTCATCGTGGGCTATCTGTGTAGCCAATGCGAGATACCGTTTTACTCGGTCTATTTCCGCAATTTCCCTGTTTTTTACTCTCAAGCCAAAAAACAATCTTCCGGCAGGAATCCAAGTCCCTATCAGTCCGGCCACCATATCATCGAGAGCAAATATGGCGGTCGGGTCGCGTATGTCGAGAGATTTGTCGTGGCCTGGCGTTGTTGACCCTGTTATCTGATTTTCCAGCGGGTACATAAGGTCTGCCACCTGCTGATACAAAGTGAGGAAGTTAGACGCTTTCGCCTTTTCTCTTTCGGCCAAAGTTATTATTTTTTCTGCTCTTTCGTCGGCCATATTAACCTAAAACAGTTTTCTTTCCGCTTTCCGGCGTCAAAGACCCTGTAAGAATTGTTTTTTGAAACCCGCTTCTTCGCCTTGCCTTTTTTATTGCCTCTTCTCCAGCTTCCTCTGGCACTTCCGGCAAAGGTGCAGGTGGAGGGACAATAGGCTTGGGGGCTGGTTTTGGCTTCGAGAATAAACCACCCATTTTACTTTTCCTTTATAAAAATGTTTATAAAAAACAACACAACCATACAAACGATACAACGGTTAAATGTCAAGAAAAATTTTTATATTTTTACTGTTTCGTGTTTTGCGAATCTTTGCAAACTCTGTGAATGTTCAGACCTGGCTATACTGCAACTTCCAGCGGCAAGCAGAAAATAGTTTAATGCGCTTCGGTAATGGTCGCCAACCTTTCTGTCCCCTGTCGGCCTGTATCTGTACACTATTTGCTTTGTTCTTTTGTTTTTTTCCTCAAATCTTGCACAGTTGCAGCATTGAATTGCGAATTGTTCTATTTCAGGACATTGCCGAGGCAATCTCACCTGTCCTCTTGAAAGCAATCTGTGGGTTGCATCGAATATGCCTGTTCTATGGATTTTAACTGTTCCTGTGTTATTATTCCAAGCAGCTTCTTGCGCCTGTGAATCAAGATATTCGGCCAAAAATATCCTGAATTTTTCTGATTTTTGAAAGAGTCGAACTTCATCCTCATAAGGCCGCAAGTCTATAACCGCAGATTTAACACTGAATCTTTGAGCCAAATCGCGTATTTCCGCAAAATCCCTGCATCTTGCCACCTTCAAAATCTCATACCTGTCATTGCCGAGCCTGACGCCTATTACGATATGCTTTATAATTCCAACATCAACGCCCATAGCACAGGGGCCGGAAGATTTTTGGGGCATATAATCTTTTCCGCAGCAAGCAAGAACAACATCTTTACGCAACTTATCGCTTTCGGCGGAATAAGCCCTTCCGAGTTGAAGCCTGTAAACATCTGCAAGATTTCCGTTAGGTGGGTTTTCAAGATTTTTTATTATCTCCGCAGGGTCAAAGAAGGCGTTTGTAAGGCAGGAAAGATGGTATCCGTACATATATTCGCTGTTTTTCGGATAATCCGCAACCCACTGTCCTGTACCTTCGCCCGCCCATATCGGAAGTTCTTTTCCGCACTTATCACAGCCGATATAACCCTTGCCGTTTGAACGTATTTTGACGCAGTTCGGAAAACTTTTTTCAGCGCAAGTCCAATACCCGCAGGTGCATCTTCTGAACCAATATCGTTGGTCTGACTGCTTAAATATCACATCTATCCCGTAATCTTCGTGGGACGGGTTTCCAAGATAAACCTCTTCCTTTAAAGGACTTGCGTAAGTTCTTCCTTTGAATTTTTCTATAACGGCGGCATCCATAAAATCTGTTTCGTCAAAAACCACTCTGTCAACGGAAAATCCTGCCGTTTTGGATGATGTATCTTCGTCGGTGTCGCCCAACTTTTGACTTAATCTTGCTCCTCGAAGGTGCAAAAACGATTCTCCGACTTTTTTCAGGGATGCCATATCAGTATCTTTGATAAAAGAACCTATCGCCTGCTTGTTATTTGCCAGAAGCGGTCTGTAAAAAAACTTGCCGAACTCCTCGACTTCATCGTTTGTCGGAAATGCGTGAAGAACGCCGAGCTTATATTTCTGCTTAATCATCCCGTGCAGGTCTTTAAGCCCCTCTATCGAGGTTGCCCCGAAAGATTGCGCGGCTTTCAAATAGCATATTCGCCTGCCAGCATATTCCATCGGTTCAAGCTGATATTCTCTGTTTTGGAATGAAAAACAGCCCGCCTGCAACCTGATTTGATTCAGGTACGCCCAATAAGCAGGGCTTGCGGAAGCCAAATCTTGAGGTGTTAATTCTGTCATTGTTGTTTTTTGTAAACAATGCGATATAGACAGCATAATTGCTACACCCAACCACATTTGTCAAGATTTTTCTGAAAATTTTTGATTTTTCCTGATTTGGCGGCTTGAATTGACCCTGCCCGATAAGGTATAATTGATTATCAAATCGAAGGCGCAGCAATTCAAGGAGGCGCAAGCAAATAATAACTTTTATTTACAGGGGATATTTTTATGGCAAAAAATCAAAAGAACGAATCGGCGGCGGGAGAACAGCTTGACTTAATCGAAGTCGCACCAGAAAACGCAAAGAAAATCGTGGCGGTAGCAAGAAAATATAAATCCGCACAGGCAGAACGGCTCGCCGCCTTGGAAGTGGAAGTTGCCGAAAAACAGAATTTGCTCGAACTTGTCAGGCAGGCCAAGCTACCACTTGTCGATGGCAAAATAAAGTTTAAGACCGATGGGTACATCATCACGGTTACGCCGCGAGACGAACTTGTAAAAGTCAAAAATGAAGGCGAACAAGAATAACTTTTGAAAGGAGAAAAGTATGGCAATGGAAGATTTGTATAAATATGTGTTAAGCTCAAGCCCAACTTGGGCTTCGACTACAACAAACACAATAACGTCTTCAAGTTATCTCGAAGTATTGGCAAGGCAGCGGGCGCAAGCAGTAGATGTATATAACGAGTTTCTTTATCAGTTTTATGGTTCTCCTTTATCGCCCCAAAACACCGAACCCGCCCCGAAGAACACTTTGAAGCTGATAAAAAAATCCATCAGGCAAATCAACGCAGAAGCGGTCGGCAAAGAAGCGCAAGGCAGAATTGAGGACAAGATTCTTCGTTTGCTTGAAGTCGGCGCAGATGCGCAGGCGGCTGTTCTCGAAGCCGAACTAAAGGTGCGCCAAAAACTTATGCGCCTGAAAGAATGGGATTATAAAGTCCTGCCTGCCGATGAAATCAAAAAATATGAAAATGCAAATAGAAATTGGGACGGACAAGGCGGGAGGGTTATCGTCCATATCGACCCGCTGCAAGCCTATATCGGCAATCCCGAATCCGGCGAAGCGAAAGACAGGATTATCCCCGATGCCGTTCTCGACAAATTAGATGAGGCAAAAGAGCGAAAGCTGTTCGATTCATTTGCCGTTCTTTGGGTCGAAAAAGTTAAAGACCCCCTGCTCTTGGGCTGCATAGATGGCTGCAAAGATTATTTTCTTGTTGCCGTCTGGGGAAACGATGTGAAATTTGAGGATATTGTTAAAGAGAAATAGGGCATAGCTGGCTTGAGGGGCAACGCTTAAAGAAATAAGTGCGAAAAACGGCAAAGGGCGTTGCCCCATTTTTGGAGAAAAAAGATGAAAACAATTAAAATTGTCTGGCGTTGCAAGTCTTGCCGAAAAGAATGGAAAGAAGAAATGGAGGTTGATGAAAACAAGATGGTTGAACTGCCTTCATATCGCTGCCCCTTGTGTTTCGACAAGCTCGATTGTAGAATCGAAGGTCAACTGAAAAAAAATCTGTACTGACGAGTGGAAGATTTGGAGAAAAGATGAGAAAATTTATAAGATATTTTTTGGCAACAATAACAATTCCAATTTGGCTTCCAATATATTTGGGCGCATTTACAATCGGTCAGTTTGTTTTTCGTTTTGTGGATTTTGTTTTTTACGATAAAGATTGGAAATGGGAATGGAAATGGAAATGATTGCACGTTTTTTAATCGGTTTTTTTCTCGGATGGCTGTTCGGGGACATTGTTCGAGATTGCAAAAGGAAAAGAATAAGGTTTTTCAGATGAATCATTCTTCCCATCCTTGTTATGCTGCCGAGAGAACGGATGCTCCGGCAGTTTTTGAAAAGTTAATACAGAAAACTTGGCGGCTGTGGTGCGGCGTTACGCAACAGCACTGGTCAGTATTGGTAATTGAGCTTGCTCTTATCAATCAAGATACTGTGGAAACCCGCAAGGGCAATCTGTTTAGGGTTACGGAACACAGCGTCAGAATATCCTGCCATCGCAGCCGCCATTGATGAAAACTGTAATCATAAATTTTGAAAGGATAGAAAAAATGAGCAAGAAAACAGATTTATTTGGCAATGAGGAATTGTCATTGGAACGTCCTGCTTGGACAAGCGATGATTTGCGAGCATACCGGCATAGACATCACAATAAGTATCCTTATCGTATCGAGCAGGGATACTTTGAAAAAACGCAGGGCGAATTGAAATAATAACTCCTCCTCACGGACGGGGACGTAATTTTGACAAGTAAATATCGTGTATCCTTTCAGTTACAGGCGGCGTCTCGATATAGCGCTCCCCCACTCCCTCCGCAACGGGACGCCGCCAAATTTAAAAGGTGGATTATGGCAAAAATAGGATATATAGAAAAAGAAGGAAAACTACATTTAATCATTGTTCCCGAAGGTGGCATTGAATTTGGGTTGATTACTAATTTAATCGAACCGAAAAGCTCGCACGAATATATTGCCGGAGAATTGTCATTTGCAGAACAAACTTTTATGCCAACAATAATAATAAAAAGCCACAGCGTTTCTGTTGAGAAAAAAGCAGAACTTATGAATAAAGTTATTTTTTGCTTATAATAAGACTAAAGTGAACATTTGTGGATTATGTGAATTTTACGAAATTTTTCAGGAGGTTCTATGCCCTAACCAACTGCTGTTGGTCGCAGCAAGATTTGTCGTCTCGGCCTGTCGTAAAAACTGACGTTCTTTGTAAGAAACATCAACAACTTTTTTTGAAAGGACGTACAGATGAAAACCGCAACTTTTCTAACGATATTTCTTTTGTTTGCAGGGACGGCTTACGGACAGGATTGTTACGGAAGATTTTACATATACAACATAGCCGATGGCGCTGAAAATCCTTTGTCTCTTTACTGCCATATCTTGCGGGATTTCGGCGATTATTCGGACGGGATAGACGGCGTTGACGGCATAATGAATTTTGACGAATGGATATATGATTCTTTTGTTTCAGCAAATAGTCGAATAGGCCAGTTTGTCCCATACACACATCTTTGGCAGGACGCCAGGGCAGTCGATGATTCGAGCGATGTTATCCTTATCGACCTTTTTATTAACGATGGCGGCGGCAAAAGTTACCTTAATGTCATATTGATAGATGGTTTTTATGATATGGAAGACTGGTATGGCTGTAAAGCATTTGGGGACTATCTTGTTTTTCTGTATTCCGAAAGATTCCTTTACGGTCAATTCGTGAATTTAAGAAAACTGATAGACAATTTCAACCCCTACAACTCCCCCGATTACGGATACCCTCACATTCATTGCCAGAACATAACCGCATCTACGGCAAGATTTCCTATCGCATATGATACGCTTAAACTGTATATCGCACCCAACAACAGATATTATTATGACTTTGATGGAAACGGGATTCTTGACAATGGTGATTTTTCCGTATTCGCTGCTGATTGGCTGAATGAAGGTCTTGGATTAAGGATGGATATTTCCGGCCAGGATGGTCTGCCGGATGGCAAGGTTGATTATTACGATTTAATAGAATTGGCAGAAGGATGGATGAGCGAATAAGACTGCGCGACAAGCGATATGAAGGCGAGGAAACAAAGCGCAATCGAAGGCGACGCGATAAAAAAATCGCACGACATTTCGAGTCCGTTCATTTAAAAGGCCATTATCTGCAACTGCACAAGGACAGGGTTGAATTTCATCGCCAGCGCGTTCAGGCAGAGGAAAGATTTTTGCGGAATCACGGCGTCAGTCCCCTTGTTCGGGGGAGCGCGTTAAAGTTTGACAAGCTGATGAAAAAAAGGTCGTAAAAATCAAAAAGGTATATTATCTTCTTGTTCTATTGCGACCTCTTTCTTTTGCTCCATTCCCGCCAGCACAAAGTAATGTTTGTCCCCGTAAATTTCGTTGAACTTCTTGCAGGTTCTTTCCGCCATATTTTCTATCTCCTGCTGCGGCGGAACATTGGCGGGGACATTAGCAAAGAACTTTTCCCCCGTCTCCCTGCCGTCTTTTATTATCTCGAAAAGCAGAACAGGGTTGTTTTTCTTTTTTTCTGTATAAACGACCGCGCTCGTTCTTAACGCCTGCAAAATCCTTCCCGCTGGCGGGTCTATACCGCGCGATTCCTGCGCAAAGAAAACATTGTTTACCGCCTTTTGCGCTCGGCCAAAATCAAAAGGCGACAGTCTTTCGAGCCAGCCCTTTATCTCATAATCTTTCGGCGTCCATCGCGGCCACAAGCCCTTCAAGACTTCGGAAACGAAATTTTTAGCTTCGGTTTCGGTCATTCAAACAATCCCTTCTGGCCCGCTTTCTGCTCGGCGATTTAATCTCTAACTTGTCTTGCTTCTTCGGCGAAGTGGTCTTGTTCTCTGATTCGTGATACTCTGTATCTGCCCGCAGGAACTTCGACAATCTTATGTTCTTCGTGTTCGATTGCTGCA